TAGTTGACCAGTTTGAATTGTGTACATCTAAATGTTTACCTTTGTATTTGTAGTTTGTTGTTAAACTAAAATTATTTTCAAAGTCATAATTATGTACAAATCCTAATGACCACTCTGGTCTTCTTAACGATACGGTATCATTTTTCTTACTATTTAAATGACTTGCAAATACTTTAAAATCTTTTTGTTTAAAACTAAACTCAATACCATCTGTATTTAAATCGCCAATATCATTTTTAAATATAGTTGTTGCAAAGTTATTTTTAGTTAGTGTTAATTCTTGTGATCCACCATACTCAATAGCTGTGTATTGTGTTTCATCTTTATAACTTGTTGATGTACTACCACTTATACTTAAACCATCTTCTATCTCTTTAAAAAATCCTAGTTTATATGTTTCATGTTCTTCATCAAATCTATGATGATATGAAAATATATTATACGAAGCATTAAAGAAGTATCCTAGGTTATGATGATTACCTGTATTCTCACTCCATGTACTTTCGCCATATGACTCATTATGTTTGTAATCAAAACCAAACCCATAGTTTTCTTTTTGATGTGTTCCTCTTATTGTAAAGTTATCACTTTCATAATGGGCGTCATCAAAATCTCTATCATAATCATGTGTGTGAAGTGTTAAACTATTATTTAAATAATCTATTCCTGTTTGAAAAGCATAGAATGTATTATCTGACCATTTGTCATTTTGTATTGCAACACTATGACCATCTATATCTGTAAAAGTATTTCTAGCAAACCAACTTGTTCTCCAATGTATAAGATCGTACCACTTACTTACATTAACAGATATTGATTTGTTATCTGTGCCATCTAATTCATCTGCACCTGATAAAGCAGAAACATTTTTTGATTCATGTTGACCTGCTGAAACTGATATATCAAAATCATTTAATCTAGTGTAATAATTACCATTAATAGTTTTGTCATTACCATTACCTGATACACTAAATTTTTTATCGTAATCTACATTTGTTCTAAAATTAATTACACCACCAACTGCGTCTGCACCCCAATGAGCACCAGACGATCCTTTATATACGTCTATCTGATACACGTTAAACATAAAATCTTGCCCTACATCAAATTGACCTGTAGGTGTAGAGAAGTCATTTATAGGTATACCGTTCAATAAAACTAAAGCGTGATTAGAATTTGTGCCTCTAAAAAACACCGATGATTGTTGACCTGTAGGACCTGATTGTGTTACATCTAAACTAGAAACAAAATTTAATACTTTAGGTAAATCAATGAGTTTATACTTTTCTATTTCACTCTTTGTTATAACTGTAGTAGGTGTAATTTTATCACCTAATGCGTTTGAATTGTTGATAGATGGTTTAATTACAACACAAGGAATATCGTTTTCCCAATTGCAATTGTTTTCTTTAGAATAGGCAATATTAGCCCATACCAAGATTAATATAAGAATTAATCTTATCATGTGAGTCTCCTTGCTCGTTGTATGGCCTAGGTGGCATTCGGAGTATAACCGTATCAAGTAATCTGAACGAATTTCACGTCACTTTCCCACTACGCTTTTAGGCCATTATTATATAACTAAATAATAACAGGTTTTTGCGAATTTGTCAATAGTCTATATATAATCGGTATAAATAGTACTATGGCAGCTGTAGCAAATTTTAATATAGACCAAGGAACGACTTTTAGTTCAACTGTAACAGTTAAAGATAGTACGGGAAATCCGTTAAATTTAACTGGTTATACAGCAAGTGCAAAGATGGCTTTGGGATATGCAAGTACAAGAACACGTACAGACTTAACAATAGAATTTACTTCGGATAGAACGACAGGTGGTGTCACTATGTCACTAACTGCAACGCAAACAGCCGCTTTAGAAGCACCTGCAAGATATGTGTTTGATTTAGATATAACAGATTCTTCAGGAACAGTAACAAGAGTAATTGAAGGTTTAATGACTATTAGACCTAATGTATAATAAGGAGAATACAAAATGAGTAGTGAAACTTTAAATTCAACAGCACCTGCGACAGAAACATCTTTTACAATAGACGGTAAAGAATATAAGAAAAGTGAATTATCACCTAAAACTTATAATTCTATTATAGTAAGACAAGATTTGCAAGCAACTAAAATCAAACTTTCTTTAGAGTTAGAAAAGATTGCAATTCTTCAGGCTCACTATGATAATGCTATTGCAAACGAATTAGGTATTGAAATCAAAAAACCAGAACCTAAAACAGACGCAGCTGAAGATAAAAAGTAGTTAAAATACATTATTGTAGATTGATTTAGTACCTTATTATTATAAATATTGTTATAGAACAATTAATAACAGGTAACAATGTCAAACGATATTACAGCTACGTATAGTACAGGTACTAATACAACTGCTACAATTAATAGTAATTCAACAGGACCGAATAACGTTTCTGTTACTTCACCATCTGTCGCTCAACTTCAAAGTAACGTTAATAAACTTACTGGATTAAGTGACGTAAATGCTTCAACACTTGACGATGGAGCAATGATTCAATATGATGATACATCAAAAAAATTTATAACAAGAACTGAAATAAAAACTGAAAGTGGTAATTTAGTATTAAACGGTGGCACATTTTAATAGGGAGAAAAAATGGCAACAATTATAAAGATTAAACGAACCACAGGTGCTGTCGCACCCTCGGGTCTTAACCAAGGGGAACTCGCCTACGTTTACGATACATCAGCTGCAAGTACAGGTGCTGGTGGTAACGGTTTACGATTATTCATAGGTGATCCTTCTTCTACATCAAACGCTGCAATTCAGATAGGTGGACAATACTATACTCAATTGATGGACCATGCACATGGTACATTAACTGCTTCATCTGGTCTAATAGTAGACTCAAACAAAGCAATAGACGAAATTCTTATAGGTAATAGTGCCACAACAGGTGGTACAATAAAATTAAACGAAGGTACCAATAACGGTGCTCACTTCGTAGCATTAAAATCTCCCAATAGTGTTGCAAGTAGCATAACGTTTACTTTACCTGGTACAGATGGTTCTAGTGGTCACTTATTAACTACAGACGGTTCTGGTAACCTATCATTCGCTGCCCCAGCTTCAAGTCAATTTACAATTGCTGCTGATAGTGGATCAAATGATACATTTAACACTGGCGAAACTTTAACACTTGCTGGTGGTACTGGTATTGACTCAACAGTATCTAACAACCAAGTTTCATTTGCTATAGACGCTACTGTTGCTACGTTGGCAGGTACACAAACCTTTACAAACAAAACTTTAACATCTCCTAAATTAAATGAAAACGTTGCCTTATCTGCAACATCAACTGAATTAAATTTATTAGATGGTATTACTGCTATTAATGATGAAGACGATATGTCAAGTGATAGTAACACTTCACTTGCAACTCAACAATCAATTAAAGCATACGTTGACTCACAAGTCACGGCACAAGATTTAGATTTTCAAGGTGACTCTGGTGGTGCATTAAACATAGATTTAGACTCTGAAACACTTACAGTTGCTGGTGGAACTGGTATAGATACATCTGGTTCTGGTAACACATTAACAGTTGCAATAGACTCTACTGTTGTTACAAAAACAGGAACAGAAACATTAACAAATAAAACATTAACAAGTCCTACATTAACAACACCTAAATTTGCTGACGATGGTGCAATTACTGACGCAGCTGGTAATGAACAGATTAAATTTCAACAGACTGCAAACGCTGTAAACTTTGTAGAAATTACAAACTCTGCTACAGGCGATGGTGTTAAAATAGGTTCTCAAGGTGACGATACAAATGTTAACCTAATACTTGACGCTAAAGGTTCTGGTACTGTTGATGTTAATTCAAGTAGAATAGTAAACGTAACTGATCCATCTTCAGCACAAGACGCTGCTACAAAAGCATATGTTGATAGTGTTGCAAATGGTTTAGATGTAAAAGCTTCTGTTAAGTATGCTTCAACAGCAAACGTTACTGGTACATACGATAACTCTGCTGGTACAATTACTGCAGGATCAAATGGTGCATTTTCAATTGACGGTGCAACACCAACTGCTGCTGACAGAATCTTATTAAAAAATCAGACAACTGCAACTCAAAATGGTTTATATTTAGTTACAACTGTTGGTTCAGGCTCTGCCGCTTACGTATTAACAAGAACACCAGACGCTGACGCAGCTGCTGAAATAACTGGTGGTGCTTTCGTATTCGTAGAAGCTGGTACTGCAAATGCTGACAATGGTTACGTATTCACACACAATGGTACTCCAACATTAGGAACAACTAGTATAACAGTTGAACAATTCTCTGGTGCTGGTCAAATATCTGCTGGTGCAGCTTTAACTAAATCAGGTAACACATTAAACGTTGCTGTAGATGATTCTACAATTGAAGTATCAAGTGATGAATTACAAATTAAAACAACTTATCCTGGTCAAACATCAATCACTACATTGGGAACAATTGCAACTGGTGTATGGCAAGGCACAGTAATTGATGAAGTATATGGTGGTACAGGAAACTCATCTTACACAACTGGTGACGTTTTATATGCAAGTGGATCAAACACTCTTGCTAAATTGGCATTAGGTGCAAATGGTAAAATTTTACAATCAAACGGTAGTAACGTAGCATACGGCGATATTGACGGCGGAACTTACTAATCGTTATATAATAGAGAGATATAATGGCGACAGTTATTAAGTTAAAAACAGGTACAAGTACACCCTCTACTAGTGATATTGCTTCACGTGAGGTTGCTATTGATACTTCAGCACAAAAGTTTTATATTAATGATGATGGCACTATTAAAGAAATAGGTGGTGCTAGTTCAAGTAACTTAACATCTTTAAATGACGTAACAGTTGCTACCTCTTTAACTTCACAATATCTTATCTACAACGGTAGTGCTTGGGTAAATGAATTTCAACATAACGTTGGCAAAACAGTTCCTTTTACCAAAACAGACGCTTCCGCTACAACAATTTCATTAGTGAACAACAAAGATTTAACAAAGATTAATGGTTTTTTAGATCACGTTGTAACTCAATCATATTATCTGCCATTTACAAATGCAAGTGGTACAGCAGTAACAACAGTAAGACCAGGACATATGCCTGAGTTATCGGAGATATAATAGATGACAACTAAAACGCCAGTACGAGCAACCTTTTCGGGATCAAATGTAACTGGATTAGCAGAATATCAATCAGGTGAATTTATACCTTTAACACATGGTGGTTTAGGGGCTTCTTTATCTATAGGTTCTGCAGGACAGGTATTAAAAGTAAACGGTGCTGGGAACGCAATAGAATTTGGTGCTGTTGAGGCGATTGTTAATATTGACAACGCAACAGATTTAGAAAGTGCTACATTAGCAGTAGGCGATAAGATATTATTATCTGACGGTGGTACTGAAGGTAGAGTATTATTATCTCAATTAGACA